ATAGCACCTTCTAGTGATGTCGTTATAACTGTAACTCTAAGCGGAAGTGTTTCTAATGAGCCTTATGTAGCTACCGTTAACCTGACAGAGGGACTTCCTCAAGGTAAAGTAAATCAAAACACTTTATCTCAGAGGTTTGGAGCTACTGACTCTAACGCTGTGTTTTCTGTAACCGTTTCTCCTAGCGAGGGGCGAACTGAGTACCCTAGCGGAACTACTTTTACTATATCTGGTGGAACTGGATCGAACTACACTTATGCTAATGGCGAAGTAACCTTTGATCTAACTGTACCTTTACCTATATTCTCTAATTCTTTTCCGATTGGAAACGTTTCTATTGACTGTAGTATTACAGGTGTAGCGCCTGGATATAATGGTAATTATGGGTTAGTTGCGGCTAGTAACTTGGTTCAATGGCCTAGTGGGGGTAGCCCTACTACAGCTACTGCAACTATTGGAGTTGTAAGTACACCTGTCCCAGGAAGATGGTCTATTCTATCTAGCACGGGGGTCACCTCGACTAGTAAGAGTTCTGACGGAAGCACATTAACCGCTTCAATACCTAGAACGGGTGGTACATATAACGGAACACCCTTCTTTAGTACACCGACAGGGACTGTTACGCTACAACATCAAGACGATGCTAGTGTTACTACCACTATAACTATAGTACACAATATACCTACACTAACTAATGACACTAATAGCGTTACTAGTGATGGAATAATATCTATAGATATAAATATAGGAGGGACTGCTGGTTCAACAGCTGGAGTTCTTTATATAACTTAATTTTAATAATATGGCAATAAAGATAGGAGGCGTAGAGCCAACGGACATTTCGTTTAACGGTTCTCAAGCTAACTATGCAACCCTTAATGGCACAATAGTGTGGCAAAGGGTATCTGCCGTAGCATTTACCGTAGCGGACACTGGGGCATCATTCTCAGTGTCTACTACTACGGTATCGTGGACATCGCCTAGCGTAGGAACGCTGGTAGGGAGTCCTACATACTCTAACGGTCAAAATCTAGGAACTGTATCTACAAACACGAACAGAACTCAGTATTTTACGGTCACCGTACCCAACGACTCACAATGGACTAACGCTAATCAGAATGTTACATTTTCATTAAGCGATATTCAAGAAGCAACTGTATTCTACCCTCCAATTATATCTGGATTGGTAGCTACGCAGGATTCAACTACAGCAACAGTGGCCAACGTAAGCTGGTCTGTAAACCTACAAGGTTATGCTCAGGTTGGACAAACAAGAGTGTACTATAATGGACTTCAAGGCACAACATCTGGAACTAGTACTTCATTACCTGGTATGACTCCAGGAACTACCGAGAGTTTTACTATAGAGATCGATACTAATCAAGGAACAGGAAGTGCTACCACTTCTACTTACTTCTTGCCAGTATTTGCATTCACTGATGGATATGTAGCTAACTCATTCTCTGTTAACAACAGTGGAGTTGCGAGTGCTACACTAAAAGGTGGAGCTACTGGACTATCTATGTCACCATCTTCGTTCGACTTAAGCTGTACCTCTATTACTAGAAGTACAACGGTTTCATTTACAGCTCCTAGCGGTTATCACAACTCTAATGACACTGTAAGCAACTTAGAAAGTGCTACACAGCCAGGATATGGTAATCCAGCTATCGCTGCTACTATGGCAGTGGCCTCTGGAAGCTTAACAAACATATCTAGCTCTGGAGCGAGTGGAACTCATACTGTAACAGTAACCAACCCTACTTCCGTAGGTGAGTGGAATATAGTTTACACAGGAACAGGTATAACACCTTCAACAAGAAGTGGATGTGGAGATCGAGCGAGTTTAGCTTGGTCTGTAGCTGCTAACACTGGTGCTGCAAGAAGTGGAACTATAACATTGTATGCTGGAAGCTCACAAACAACTGTACTCGCTACATTGAGTTGGAGTCAAGCTGCTGGAATAGTTTATCATACTCACACCTATACCAATGCGAGCAGTCAGTCTAACGCTTGTAATGAAATAGGAACTTTAGTTGACGTATACACGTCTAGCTCAAGTGACCCTGTAGTAAACTCTAATGACATATATAGTAACACTTCTTTAACTACATTTGCTGGAGCTGGATGGTATTCAGACGGAGCTAGTGTAGGATATTGGAGTGGCACTGGATGGTCTAATCAAGGCCTATGTGGATTTTAATTATTAATAATACTCCCTCTTCGGAGGGGGTTTAATATAACAAAATATGAAAAGAACTCCAAGAAGCTCTTATAGCAAAGGAACAGACGCTCAAATAGAGAAGCGTACACTTGACTCTGCTGAATATGTTTCTGCTTATGACCCGACTCGTAAACAATTTACGTTTTGGTTCTTAGAGACATTTCCAGAAGTTAAGTCTGAAAGTCAAGCTCACAAATACTGGAAGCTAGGCTGGGAGAGATGTACTAAAATACGTGAAGACAAGATCGTAGATAGACGTACAAAAAGAATAATACAATTAGAGCACCAATATAATGCACTGAAGAAGGATGATCCTAAATCAGCTGCTCAGGTGTTAATGATGATAGCTAAGTTAGAAGGACTAGAAGTTAGAGCTCAGGATAGAGAAGAAAACGACAAGTTCGAAGCTGACAAGCCTATCTTCACAGTATACAAAGATAAGAAAGATAAAACAGGATAATTATGGCAGGATGGCAACCAACAACATGTTTCACTAAGATAATAGACTTAGATCAAAGGATCAAAGCTATTTATGGTGGCTCTTCTTCAGGGAAAACATTTAACGTACTAGCGAAATTATATCAGGATGCAGTAGACAATCCAGGAGAACGGATTACTATAGCATCGAATACATTAGCTAACCTTAAGAAAGGTGCTGTCCGTGATTTACGTAATATCTTATTATCTAGAGAAGCTTGGAAGCCAGAATGCTGGAAGAAGAGTGAATCTATATACGAATTAAAGAATGGCTCTATTATCGAGTTTATCGGTATGGAGGATGAAACCAAGGCTAGGGGGCCTCGTAGGGAGCGTTTGTTTATTGATGAAGCAAACCGTATATCCTTCGAGGTATACACCCAGCTAGAAAGACGTACAGAGAAAGAAGTAATCCTATCTTGGAATCCAAGTGGGCCTTTCTGGTATAACGACTATATAATGGATGATGTTGAACATAATCAACTAGTTGTTAACTTTAAGGATAACGAAGCTCTTAGTGACGTGCAATTGCAATACTTCCACGACTTAGAAAGACAATCTACGCGTTCTGATTATATGATGAACGAATGGAAAGTCTATGGTCTTGGAGAATGGGGACAGGTTCATGGAGCTTGTATAAAAGACTACAAGGTTATTGAAGGTAATCCAGATGATGGATTCACTAAAGACGGTAAAGCATTTGAAGGTTTTCAATTATGCGGTATTGGTCTTGACTTTGGTAACGTAGATCCAAACGCAGCCGTAGGACTGTATAGGAACGATTCTAACGAGTTTATTGTTGATGAGATACTATATGAGCCCGATCTAGAAATATCGGACATCTACGACGCTCTGAGAGGGTATGACGCTATGATATATGCTGACTACAACTTTCCTCAGACAATTAGAGAGCTAAGAAGTAAAGGATTAAGTATACTTAAATGTAAGAAGGGGCCTGACAGTATTAAACGTGGAATAGACTTGGTTAACGAGACTACTCTATATATAACTGAAAGATCTAAGAACTTGTTAAACGAGTTTCTTACATATAGATACAAACAAGATAAAGATGGTAACTTGATGGAGAATAAATACGAAGGGCCTGATCACTTAGTTGATAGCCTTAGATATGTCCTCTCTAGATTTACTGGTAAACGAACTGTAAAAATTTATTAAAATGGCAAGTATATTTGACTACTTTAAAAGGCAACAGAAGCCTAAGAAGGGAGCTCTAGAATTTGGTGAACGCCAGTCTAGATTATTCCTGGAGCGTATAGGCTCTGTAAACCACTATGACGCTGACCTACAGACATACATAGAAAAGGGGTATCAAAAGAACCCTGTAGTATACTCTATCGTGAATATGATCGCTAAGAATGTAGCTAAGGCTAATTGGTGTGCTTACAACTCAAAAGGAGAGAAGATTAATTCTCCCTTATTATCTCAGCTTATGTATAAGCCAAACCCACTACAGAAGTTTAGCGACCTTACAGAGGCTGCTACGACTCACTACTTATTAGAGGGTAACTCATTCATTACTGGTGAATACGGAACAGGTATAAATGCAAACAAGTATAACTCAATGTATATACTACCTACTTCTGAATTACAGGTAATATCTGGTAATGGTAGAAACATAGCAGGTTTCCAAATGGATAACGAGAACACTGCTACGCTTATTCCTGCTAGTGACGTAATGTGGATGAGAGCTGCTAACCCAGACTTTCAACAGAATGATAATTGGCTATTCGGTCAAAGCCCATTCAGAGCTGCATTAGAATCTATTCAGATATACAACGATGCTAAAGCTAGCTTGTTGTGGTTTCAGCAGAATAAAGGTGCTCAGAAGATCTTAATCAATAAGGACAATGAGATTGAGTTCTCACCTGAAGCATTAGATCAACTTAAGAATAAGCTACGTAAACAAGCACAAGGTAACAACAATACTGGTAACATTCCAATCATTGATGCTAACCTAGACGCTATTGACGTATCTAGTGGACTAGAGGCTCTTATGTTGTTTGAACAACTTGAGCAGTCTGCACAGGACATATGTAACGTATTAAACTTCCCATCACAGTTAATAGGACTAAAAGATTCTACATATCAGAATGGTAAGGAAGCAAGGTTAGCTCTATGGGAGAACTGTGTTACACCTATGTTAGATGAGATTAAGAATGGTCTTAACGCTTGGCTTGCACCTCAATTTGGTGACGTCTGGCTAGACTATGATCTACAACATATAGACGCTATACAAGAAGGTAAACTACTAAGATTCCAATCTATTGCTCAGGCAGCAGGTATGGTAACTATCAACGAAGCTCGTGCTATGGCAGGAATGGCTAACGTTGGTAAGATAGGTGAGTTTACTGGAGAAGATATGTACTTAGGATTCACTCAAGCTGTAGTTAGAGATAACGAAGAGATTAGTGACGCTAATGGTACGTCTGATGCAAACGTTGACGAAAGCAAAGATAAAAAAGATAAACCTAAAAAAGACGATAAAAAATGATAGAATTTAAAACATTTGAAGTCAAAGGAACTCTTAACGTAGAAGGTGAAATAACTGGATACGGAGCTATCTTTGATAACGTAGACCGTGGGGGAGACGTGATTAAGAAAGGTGCATTTGCTAAGACTATCTCTTAGAACGGAGGTAGTGTTATTATGGTGGCTAATCATGATCAGAACAAACCTATTGGAAGAGTAACTGAAATGAAGGAAGATGAAACTGGATTATTATTTAAAGGCTACCTGTCTAAGACTGACCGTGCTCAAGAGTACAAGCAGCTCATGAAAGACGGAGTAGTAGATTCATTCTCTATCGGCTATGCCGTAGTGAAAGGAGACAGTAATGGTCATGGTGGTAGAGACTTGTCTGAACTTAAATTATTTGAGATCAGCCCTGTAGCTATTCCTATGAATCCAGAAGCGAAACTTCTCGAAGTTAAGAATATATCTGAAGAGGATAACCGAGAGGATACACTTGAAAGATTTGAAATCCTTGCCAAGAACATTGGCGACAAAAAGATGAAGCTTCAAAACGAAGCCGAATTATTGAAACTTGCAGAACTTTACAAATCCGCCACTCAGCCGTTGGAAGCCGACACTGAGCCGACAAAGGAAATGAGTGAGGTAGAAGCAAACCTTGAATTTTTAAACGCCTTATCTGAGGCATTAACTAACAATTAATTTTTATTATGGAAAACTTAAATCCACAAGACGTAGTTTCTAACTTAGAAGCTAAAGCTATTGAAACTGCTAACGCAGCTATCGAAGCTAAATCTGTAGACTTTACAACTGAACTAGAAGCTAAGTCTGCTCAATTAACTGAAGCTATTGAAGGGAAACTAGATACTGCTGCTCTTGAACTAGTACAAAAATCAATCGATGACCTTGCAAGCGAGGTTAAAAACTTAAACACTAATACACCTGAAACAATGCCAACAAACGAATTCAAATCATGGTTAGATTCAGCTTCTAAAGAAGTTATGGAATCTAAAAACGCTACTGCTACTTTCGAAGTAAAGAACACTTCTACTGTAACTTTATCTGCTGCTGCTGACTCTACTCCATCTAGAGAAGACCGTCAAGCGTCTATCGAGTTTAACCCTCACCAAGACACTGCTGCACGTTACCTTTCTGCTAAGACTGGAACTGGTACTTCTTACCGTTTCTCTTCTGCTACTGCTGCTACTAGCAACGCTGGTGGAAAACTTAAAGGTGCTGCTTTCGGAAAGACTTCTTTAGGTGTTGCTGATCAACAAACTCCTTACATCACAATGGGTCACATCTTAACTGTACCACGTGAAGAGTTAGCTGATACTACTGCTTTGGAAAACTACTTCAGAGAAGACATGAGAGGATACTTAGTTGACACTATCAACGGACAGATCCTTAATGGTGCTGGTGGAGCAGATGCTCTTAAAGGTATCGAGTCTTGGAAAGCTCCAAGTGATCAAGCTGGTTTCGAAACTTTCTTCGGATCTCTAGCTGATTCTTACGGTACTACTGCTAACGAAATCGACGTAATCAACGCTGCTGTTGCTTCTTTCAAAGGGATCAACTTCACTGGTGAGAAAGTTGTATTTGTTAACCCTAGCTTAATCGCTAAGTTACAAGGTATCAAAGGAACTGACGGACACTACCAGTTACAGTCTACTGTAGACGCTACTGGAAAAGTACGTTCTTTCTTAGGTGGTGCTGAGCTTATCGAAGTTCCTGCTGTTGCTGCTGGCGAATTCTACATCTTTGACCGTGCTGAGGTTAAGTTTGTAACTCGTGAAGGTATGAAAATGGAAATGGGTTATACTGGTGATGACTGGGAAAGAAATAACGTATCTCTTAAGATTTACGGACGTTTCGCTCTAGTTGTTGGTAAGCCTGATGCTATCCAAAACGGATCTTTCGTTAATGCTATCGCTGCATTGAACGCTTAATATTTATTGATATATGCTCCCTCTTCGGAGGGGGCTATATTATAACCCTCCCCTGGTAGGACTAAAACCAAAGAAATTATGGACAATCAAATTATAAGTACTATTGGTGTCACAGAACCCGTTACATTAGCAGAAGTAAAGAACTATCTGCGTATAACTAACGCAAGAGATGACGACTATATTAACAGCATTATTCCAAACGCTAGAATACGTGCGGAAAGATATCTTAACAGTGATATCGTATCTAAACAGAGACGTGAGTACTTCGCAGAAATAAGTGAAGCTATTAACTTACGCTATGCTCCCATTGCCTCAGTAGACACTGTGGTTATAGATGGTGAGACCATGACTGTTGATACCGACTATACTGTAGAGGGGCTAGATAACCCCCTCTTTAAATTAGAGCAGACTATCGCAGAGAAAGTGTCAATTACTTACACTACAACTGGCATAGATGCCTCATTAGTTAAACCAGGAGTATTAGCATTAGTTGCTGAGCTTTACCACTCAAGAACTGAGAAGGTAACCACTAACTGGAGAAGCTTCTTATCACCCTTTAAAGTATTCGGTTACCATGGGGTTCGATAAAAAGAACATAGGTC